TTTTGCGTTTTTTTTTTTTTTTTTTTTTTTTTTTACCACCATTCATAATCTCTCATATGATCCTGCCAAGTACCTACAGTTTTAGGACGATGATAATCACGATTCAACACATTTAGTTTAAGCAATTCACTACGAGAAGGAAATTCATTATGTTCAATCGTATAATTAATTTTCCGCAAATACTTAACATCTTGTTCAAGCCAAACAGGAATATTTTTAATCAAATAATTCCTACCAACCAGACGTTCTGAAATCTCATACGCACGATTATAAACAAACTGCAGAAAATAGTAAGAAACAGGATCAATTCCCATAGTGTCATATGCTAATCCTATCCACCTAGATAAACTAAGATAGATTGGTGCATCTCGTATTCGAGGAACACCTGCACGCCATTCATACTGCTGAAAAGGCCTCCACGGGACCACCTTTGCAATATCAGGACAAAAGGCTTCAAGGTTAAAATTCGACGAATCTATAAAGTATCTTTTTAAATAACTAGGACCAACATGATCACGAGACAAAGTTTCATTATTAATCACTCTTAATCTTGTTATCAAACTACTAAATTCTTTCTTATTCTTCATTTGAATTCCATGACATGCACTCATATAAACAGAAAAAGCATCAATACTTATATAATCCTTGACAGAACGAGGATATGTCTTAAGAAAATCATCACCATAAGTTACGATAGCTATCAAGCGATAAGCAAGAAGACGCCAAATCTTTTTACGACGTTTAACTGACGAACGCTCCATGACAGCAAATACAAATGACAACCAATAGACCACTGATACAATCCACGAGTCACCATGAGACGTTTCCAACGAACCAGATGGCATAACTCCCACCAAGAGCATATAATCCTTAATCCATCGGACAGTCTTACCAGCTAATTGTTCAGCACAGCTCTCTAAAATATATTGAAACGCACGATAATGAGGATCAGCATCATCACGTTGAACCCAAATCTGAGCAAACATCATATAGAGAACTAAAGGAATAGCAGTTATGGATGTATCTAAAGATTTAATATCCCCTTCCGCATATATCTGACTTCCCTCACTTATTCGTTCCCAACGGCAACAAACATTATCGGGAGTATCACCAGGAAGTGATATACGTTTATACTGAGCTCCCCTATCACCATGCAACGCATTATACAACATGTACGCACCCCCTCTAGTCCAAGTAAAACCAATTGATATATTGACAGTCATATTACGTGCATTACGATCACCATAAATACTCATACAATCAGGAAAATATGTACGCTCTGCCTTAACACGTGTCAAAAAAAATTTATGCAACATTGAATCATTAGACAAGAAGAATAATCTAGATTTGAAATACATTTCTTTAACAGTAGCCCTATCTAACTTATCCAAATCAATTGCACTAAGATTTTGCTCCTTAATAGACATTGTCGTTATAAAAGATTTAATTATTTTCTCATATGGCACTAAGCCATCTCGCGTTTGATCGATAGCTGTAATATATGTTTCCAATAGCTCTCGCAAC